TTGATATTAATTCAGTAAACATTGCTTTCTTACGTCAACCTGCTTTCGAAGCACTTGCAAAAACAGGTGACAGTGTTAAAGGTCAAATCGTTGCAGAAGCGACACTTGAAGTAGCAAGCAAAAAAGCGGTAGCCGTTTACACACTAAAAGCGTAATAGTATTACATAATACTTAATAATGAATTGTAATACATAACTTAGTTACTTAATAGTAGAAGATGGATTTTTCCATCTTCTATTTGTTTTGGCAAATTCTGAAAAATTTAATGGAGGTACATCAAATGAACGTCAAAGATGAATACATCATCAAGCGTAGAAAAAAGAAGATTCGCTTACGTCAGTTAGCCGAGTATATTGGCTGTTCCATGTCGCTTATCAGTCAATATGAAACAGATATTTGCGGTATGGATAAAGAAAAAATTGAGAAGTACAAAAAGTTTATTGATTCTTATTAATCATACTAACGGTTAAATCAAAAATTAGGTAAATGAAAGGAGAAAGGTATAGTGAAGGTAGTTAAAACTTAACTCTTGTATCCATAAGCACAGGGATACAAGGAATATAAGGATTACAAGGTAGCCACGACAATAAAATCGTGGTTTTATTTATTAGTTTTAAGTGCAAGTTTCAAGAGTGAAAGTCCAACTTTCGCTTTTTTATGAAGAAAGATTTTAAAGAAAAATTCCCTCAATGGACAAGAGAAAATGGTGATTTTGTCACTTGTCTTAGTGATGACTTGGATAGTTTAGTAGGTGTTTCTATTTTGAAGCACATAAAAGGATATGAGGTGAAGCACTTCTATGACTTTGAGAACTTCTATTCAGTCAAGGGAGATAGAAGAGTTGCAATTGGCGTGGACGTTGCATTGATGCAAGGAAGAACTTGGGATAATCATGTTGTAAGAATTTCAAAGTATGACAGGGTGAATCCATTAAGTGCAAACCCTAATGTAATTGAGAATATTAGTAGGGAGAACTATACACAGAAGTATGCTATGAGTACCACCCTCTTAATGTGGTCTTATTACGGTCTACCGCTTCCACAAAGCGATGAAGGAAAGATGTTACTACTTAGTATCGATTCTTCTTATTTAGGTCATTATCGTGGCTTTAAACACGTTCAAAATGAATGGCTAAGAAAGTTAGGATTTGAGGAATTAATAGACATCCAGAACAAATACACAGTAAGCGACTTTACAAAGATAAAAATGAAATACGATTCTTCCATGAAAATCAAGATTGATAGTAATGGGAGATTGCAAACAGTTATGGATTTAAAGGGTATTTCGAAAGCATTAGGATTGGCTATTGAATTACCAGAAGATGTTTTCTATTTAAGAAAATGTTTCCAGAGGGAGCAATTGGTGTTACCCAATAACCCATATTACAACATAGATAGAGTTGAAGAGAAATATGAAAAAGAAGTGTTCTCTATTGCTCTAACAGCAAAAAACAAAATCAATATGACATTCAAATGATAAGCCAATACAGGCATTATCGTTCAAATCAAGGAGGAAATAAAAATGAGAGAAGAAAAATACTTCTTTTGCTATTCAACAAATTTACATGAGTTTTTGAGATATGAGAAAGGTTTCAAGTTTATTCTAACGGCTCTGCATGACAAAACTCTAAAACGCTTCTGGTTATTCGAGAAGACACCAGAACTAACAAAAGCATTGATTGAGTATGCAGAACGTGGAAAAGATTTAGGGTTACGTAATAAGTAACAGTAAAAATGTTAAATCAAAGAGATATTTAAATTGAAGGGGAAATAATAACAATGAAGATGAACAAGGAAAGTTATGGACTGATACCGAATGTGGCATTTGCTTTTGGGAGCAAATATCACCTTAATAAAGATGAATTTATGGTGTATGTACACTTACAATTCACAAAGCAAATAGGATTAACAAACACAACTAGAACAAATGTTGAGATGTTGATTGAAGATTTAGGTTGGGAAACAAGCACAAAACCACGTGACAAAAAGAGAGTTGTCAACGCTCTTGAAGGTTTGCAGGAAAAAGGATACATAAAAATTGAGTTTAAAAAAGACACGAAAAGCACGATTCTAAACTCAAATCTTACAATCTATCATTCCTTCAAGGAACTTCAAAAAGAGGTGGTTGAAGTTTCTGCCAAATGGAAACCTAATCCATTAAAGTTTACAGGTTATACAGAAATCTATGGTGAGGAATACAATCTAGCAGAGGGTGATGGTTATAAAATGATGGTCATTACTTACGTTACTTGGAGAACTAATCCAGAATTGAAATACGAATACAAAATTTGTGGCAAGGAATGGGAAAGTGTTTTAGGCGTAAGTGATAAGACAGCACGTAAAATCATTACTGATTGTGAGCCATTCTTAGATAAAATCTCTGGTATTCATTACAAGGATGAGCAGGGACAAATAAAACAGGAAGCAAATTCTTATGAACTAAAAACAAGACAAGAAAAAACCGCTCTAAAGAGCAAGGTTGAAGAGGTTGAGAAGGAAAATCGAAATCTTTCTTTCTTAGAGAAGCAAAGAGAAGCGTGTACTGATATTCGTATCACATTGGATAATGAAATCTTTATGCAAATCTTTGATAAGAAAACACCTTTAAAATTCGAAGGTTATAAAGCGTGGAAAGAAACAGATTGCGAGATTGCCAAAGAAGCAGGTCGCAAATGTATCGAATTAGCAAGAAACAGTAAAAAGAATCCAGAAGGTGGAAACCTTGTAATGGATAGATTAGAAAAAGAGTATGCGGAACACTTAGAACATCAAGCAAAACAAGATGCTTTTAGAAAGTTGATGGAGGCACAGCACGTAGAAGAAGAGTTTGTATCAAGTTTCAAACCAAAAAAACAGGAAGAAGATTTTTTCTTCGATGATTAAAAAATGGAGGTAAATAAAATGACGTTAAAAGAAGCGTTGAGTAAATTAAGTTATGAGAATAGAGAGTATTTTAAATACAAATTTCCAGATGTGAGATATGACCAACGAAAAACATCTAAGACAGAAGAAGAGTTTTTAAAGTTAGTCAATCGCAAAACAATGAATAGTTTCGTTGAATGGGAGAAGTCACCAGAGTTTGCAACTTTGGTGGCTCTTTATTTGCAATCGAAAATAATGAATGACATTCATGAAATCTATATGGTTGTAAGGGAGAAAGCACTAACAGGTGATGAGAAATCAGTTAAATTATTACTCTCTTTAAACAAGGAAATTAACAATATGGTAAAGGCATCTTCTCACATTTCAAATGATGCAGAAGATGAGAATGACGGTTTGGATTGGAAGCGATAATAAATGGCAAGAAGTAAGATGACAACGGCACAGAAATTAGAAAAGATTAATGCTAATCCTGTGCTATGGCTTAAAAATTTCGTGAAAATCACAACGAATACAGGTGAGTATGTACCTTTTATGGTTAATGAAGAACAGGAACGTTTTATCAATGAGATGGGAAGGTTCAATATTATTGCAAAAGCCAGACAACTTGGGTTTTCTACAATGTCATTAGGTTTGTGTCTATGGATGGCGTGTACTAGACCTAGAACAAACTATATGATTGTTTCGTACAAGCAAGCATCCTCAAACGCACTATTTGATAAGTTAAAAGATATGTATGATTCATTACCACATGAGAAATTCAAATTCCCAAAAGCCACCATCAGCAACAGAGATAAATTAAGGTTGGATAATGGCTCATCCATTACACTTGGAACAGCCGGTGGCAAGGATGTAGGTCGTGGCTCAACATTTGAATACATTCTCTTATCAGAGTTTGCATTTTATGAGAATCAAGACAAAATTCTGTTATCGGCAGAACAAGCGTTAGCAAAGAGCAAGACAAGTAAAATCGTAATTGAAACAACTTCAAATGGTTTTAACTCCTACCAAAAACTCTTTATGAACGCATATAAGGGTAATTCGAAATACAAATCATTCTTCTTCCCCTTTTACTCTTCCTCATATGCTAAACAATTCAAAGATGATTATGATGAAGCGGAAACATGGTACAAGGAAAATAATAAAGGAAAACGCCTTACTAAAGAGGATTTAGAGCCAGATGAAATAGTTTTATTGGAAGCAGGTGCAACACTAAAACAATTGATATGGCGTAGATGGAAGTTACTTGATATGAGCATACAGGAATTTTATCAAGAATTTCCTTCAAACCCTATGGAATCCTTTATTTCAAGTGGATTGAGTGTCTTTGACCAATCGAAAATCATTGAGCGTTTAAGATACGTCAAAACGCCTAAAACATATGGAGAAATTAAACTAGACCTTCCAGATTCATTAAAGCCATACATAGGCAAATCACTTATGGTTTATGAATTACCACGCAAAGACGAAAAATACTATGCAGGGGTGGATACTGCTTCTGGTTCTGGTGGTGACTACTCAACCATTGCATTAATTGATTCAGAAGGTAAACAGGTATTAAGTTTCTATAACAATAGGATACCTGTTTATGAGTTTGCCAAAATCGTGAATGACATTGGTAAATGGTACAACTATACTTTCCTTGCTGTGGAGCGTAACTCATTTGGTACTCCTATTCTAGAACGATTAAGAAAAGAATATGAGTATTTGAATCTATACAAACATAGGAGATTTAATCAACAAACAGGAAAGAAAACATTATATCTTGGATGGAATACAGACCAATCAAGCAAAAACATCATGATAACTGACTTAAAGGAGCAGTTTGAATGTGAATTAATGCTTATCAACTGCAAAGAAACATTAGAACAAATGCAAATCTTTATTGAAACAGATGGTAAGACAGGAAATAAAAAAGGTGAAGGCAACCATGATGACTGTGTAATTGCAATTGCATTGGCAGTACAAGCAAGAAAAGCGAACAAATGGTATGTCTAAATATAATTCAAGGAGAAATTTTAAATGCAAATGATAGATAATTTTATTTTCAATCACAGAGAAAATACAGTAAATGCGGTGCTTAGAGTTAGTTGGTTCAACGGTGAAGAAAAATCACGCATTGTCGCATTTGATTACAAAGGTATGCGTGTAAATGTAGACATTCCAGAAGACAAATCTTATATAACGGTGGCTCAAAATGAGTGTCGTATTATTGATAAATTAGGAGATGAGTATAAGACATTCTGTCTATACAGAACATTTCTAAAAACAATTCAAAAGAATCATATTGTAATAAATGGAGAAATTTACAACTATTATGAAAACAATATTGATACATCTCATCTCATGCTAGTAACAATGGAGGATGGTACAGTTTTCGATGGTAATTTTTCAAATGACGTATTTAATCCAGTTAGAAAAAACAAAAGAAAATCATTAGAAAACTTACAATATAGCGTGAAACGCTATTACAAAGAAAAGGGTATCAAACCAGATAAAACCCTCTTAAATAAGGAACTTACAAGAGAGTACAAAGAAAAGCACGATTGGATTGTTGAAAGGTTATATAAGGTCGAAAAATAAGGAAAAATATCTTAAATAAGGGTGTTTTTCCTTATATTGTTAAAGGTTTATATCCCTTTTTGCCGAATTATGGTAGGTAGAAGGGGGTGAAAGTAAACATGGAACAAGAATTATTAAAACGTCTAGATTTTATTGAGTTTAGACAAGAATTGCTTTTTGAGGATACAAGTTTAAGCCGATTATTGTTTGAATGTAACGTTACGAGAGAACAATATAAAGAAATTATGGATTTATTCGATTCATTGAGAGCCAAAGTATACAACAAAGAAAAGATTAGTAGTGCTTCTTATGAATCAAAGATATATGAGATTGTTCCTCAACACGCAGGTGATTATCACTTTGCAGAAAGTATTGCACAAACATTGCATGAAAACGGAAGATGGGAAGAAGTGTTTGAAGCACTTTACAGTCATGCTCTCAAATTCCAATCGTATTTAAGCAAACCATAATGCCTTATTCAAAACATCCTCAAATGAGGGTGTTTTGTTTTAAGAAGGGTGATGAGAACATGAAGCAAAGTAAACTTCGATATGCGATTCTAAAAGAATTAGACAAGGGTAATAAGCCAACAGAAGAAATGTTTGGTTTGGATTTTGGCGAATATATGTTAACGCTAAACGATTTACAAAATGAAGGATATATAAAAAGAGCGTATCTTTCTAAAGTGGATGCAGATTTAAGCGATGCAATCGTAACGGAAAAAGGGGAAGAATACCTCTTAAAAAACAGTGGACTAGCAAAGGCGTACACTGTAGCAAAAGAATTAAAAGATTGGATTAAACTTTGACACCATCTTGTATGGTGTCTTTTTTATGTCAAAGAAAGGAAAGAAAGAAATTGAATATTCAAGATTATATTAAAATCATCCACAACGGCAACCCTTTTTGGTTCGTGGATGAAGTAAACAACGTTTCAAATATGAAACGTGTTCAAGATGTGATTAGAAAGCGTGAATACCTGGACGGTAAGCACTCTATTTTAAATCGCTTTGTTGAGAACTATAATGGTCAACCCTATGAGCCACGCAAAATCATTCTCCAATATGGGAAGATGATTATTGATTTGCAAACTACATACTTATTAAAGAATCCTTTGACTGTAACAGGGAATGAGGAAATAGTTAGCGACTTTAAAAAGGTCTATAAAAAAGGGAAATACAACAAAGTTGATTTTGATGTCCTAAATCATATGTGCAAATACGGTAATGCTTACGAATATGTATTTGTAAATAGAGAGGGCAAAATTTCAAGTAATGTAATTCAACCAGAAAATGCGTTTCCAATCTACAATATGGATTTAGAAATGATTGCTTTTGTACAGTTTTTTACAGATGGTGAATCAGATTGGTACGTAGTTTACTATGAGGATAGAGTAGAGAAATGGTCTAATGTTGGTGATTCAGAACTAAAACTAATCTCACACTCTAAGAATGTTGGTGGTCTACCTATCCATTACCGTAATAACAATGAAATGGCTCTACACTTTGGTAAGAGTGACTTAGATGATTTTATTAGTATCATCGATGCAATGGAGGATTTACTATCTAAGTTTAGTGATTCTTTCTATAAGCATCACAACCCAATTCCTGTAGTTATTGGACAACAATTAAAGGGTGCAGGTCTTAACCCTCATATCGTTGGTGGAGGTATTACCCTTGATGATGGTGCTGACTTTAAGATGGTGAGCAATGAATTAAATCATCAAGCATTTGAGGTAATCTATAAGACCTTGATGCAACAATTAATCAATATCTCTCATACACCTGCGGTGTCCTTAAACAATGCAGAGATAAGCAACCTATCAGAAACATCTATGAAGATTCTATATCAATTGGCAGATATGAAGGCAGGTATTAATGAGCGATTCATGAGGGATGGTCTAGAACAACGATTTGAAAAGATTGTTTCTCTTATGGAACGTCTAGGTAAATCTTATGATGAAAATGCAATTGATTCTTTAGATATGGTTTTCCATTATGCTAGACCTGTAAACGAATCAGACGTTATTGATAACCTTGTGAAGTTGCATAGCATGGGAGTAATTAGTGATGAGAGCATCATGGACATTGTTCCTTATATTACTGATACTCATTCAGAGTTAGAGCGTGTGAAGAAGCAGGTTGCAGAACGTGGAGTAAATAAGGATACAGTACAGGATAATGTACAGAGTAATGAGGGTAATACAAACGAGTAAGCCAATGGATGAATAGATAGAGTGAATGTGTGGTAATGTTTGGTAAGAACGTTGATGTATCAAGGGTTTGAGCGTGTGAGGGATATGCTACACGCAACACATCCTGTTAAGTATATACATATATATACGTGTGCGTGTGCTTCCACCTATAAAGGGAGAAGCATGATTTGTCATGCCTTGATACAGAACAAACGTTCCTAATACCACAAACATACGTTCTCTATCGTTCGCTTCTGGATATACAAAATGCTGTCAACAAAGAGCAAAAAGAGAAGCAGGAAAATGGATAAAAACTTAATTTTATCGTAAATCACATGAATCTAACGTGTATGTGATATACATTTGTAGTTTACATAACCCTTAATTATCGGAAGTTGTTTCAATTACAAAAAACGGCTGAATCCCTTGTGGCTCTAAGGGTTTGCCGTTCACATACTTCTGTACGGAATTTATTAAATATGCAGGTTTTTATACATCCTTGATATATAAGGGTTTGTACAGCATCGAGCCGAGAGAGAAGAACAAAATAATGAATAGAATCCTGCATAGATTTATCAATGTTTTTCTGTTTGTAAGGTACTGCATAACGTACATTATGAGGATACTTTTATATGCACCTGTTACCCCATGTTTGAAAAAAGTGCTTCCAGCCAACCCCTCAACACACACCCCAAAAAAAATTGAAAGGAGGACAACCCATTGAGTATTGAGAGTGTCATAAATTTACCAAAACAATCCATTTCGGTTCTTAAAGAAAGAATCCTTAACAAATTCCCTTTATTAAGACCAATTGAGAGGAGAAGACCACTCATGACCACATTACAGTATGAAGCAATTTACCCTTTTGTGGCTCATGACCTGTACCAATGGCTTAATGCCAATGAATACACTCACATTCTAGAACACTATGAGGATGAAGCAAACCACCTCAAACTTAATGGGTTTTTCCTTCTCAATAAAGGGACTTTAGAAGGTCATTACTTTCTTTTTACATATGAAGGAACGTGGCTTTATAACAATGAGCCACTAAATACACCTACTCACATTCAAGAGCGTATTAATCAATTAGTTTGTAACTCTTACGAATGTTTAATATATACAAAATCACTTACAAAGGAGAATCTTTTTATGGATAATTTTGAAAGATTACAAATGGAAATCGCAGGTATCGAATTACCTGCAAATGAGTTAATGATTTATTTAGAAGAAAGTGGACTAGATGGAAATGCTGTCTATAATGCTTCTTCTAAGGTGGCAAAAAGAGCGATTTATGAAACTGCATCATCAATCCTGCACTCAATCGCCAATCAACCACATCTAATGAAGAACTATAAACAGGATGATATGTCTGTTTCTGACTTTGCAAAGCAATTGCAAAAACGCATTGAGCAACTTGAATTAAAAATTCGTCAAATGCCTAATACAGATAGTACACCTTCTAATTTCTTCAACCTATTCCAATAATGAAAGGAGGACAATAAACAATGGAAATATTTAATGTTATGA